TGGGAAAAGTATGTAGTTATTGATCCCAAGTTTTATCGTCCTGCCGAAGTTGAATTTCTTCGCGGAAGCCCCAAAAAGGCTAAGGAAAAATTAAAGTGGTCGCCTGAAATATCCTTCTATAGTCTAGTAGAAAGAATGGTAGAACATGACGTGGCCGAAGCGAGATTATCAAGATCCACACTACAAACAGTTTAGGTCTGACGTACTCAAAAGAGATAAATACACATGCCAAATGTGCAAAAGTAAAAAGAGGAAAGAGCTTCAGGTTCACCACGTTTTAACTTGGGCTGGAGCTTCAACTCTTCGATACGACTCATCCAATGGCATATGCCTATGTAAAACCTGTCATAAAGATATCACAGGAAAAGAAGTGCATTATCAAACATTTTTTTCAGAGATAATAAGACGCAATGAACACAGAAATTAATTTCACAATAATTAGAGATACCAGAGAACAAACTCCTTGGGAATTTTACTACGACAAGAGTGTTGCTGAAGAAGTAGGCACTCTAAAAACTGGCGACTACACTATAAAGGGGCTAGAGGACACTATCTGTATAGAGCGCAAGGGTTGTATTGAAGAGCTTGCTAATAATTTAGGCAAAGAATTCGCTAGATTTACAAAAGAGCTTGTGAGAATGGAAGAGTTCAAACACGCTTTTATTATTTGCGAATTTCCTATGGGCGATCTTATAGAATACCCCTTCCATAGACAAAACTCAAAACTTCAAGGGGTAAGCAAACTTAGTGGAAAGTATCTATTGAAAGTGATAATTGAAATACAATTAAAATATAACGTCAAGATTATTTTTGCTGGCAGTAAATTCTACGCTAATAAAACTGCACTATCACTAATGAAGAGAATCTATGAACAATACAGATAATATACTAAAAGATGCTTGGTTAAATATACAAGTAGACGATGACAGTTTATTTAACCCCCTTGAATATGCATATGAAATAGCCGGGGATGACAAAATAAAAGTTCCAGAAACATTGGCATGGCTGATGACACGACCTGAGTACTTTTCGTTTGTCTGCAAATATGTATTTAATATAGAAATATCACCTGTGCAGTCACTTATCTTATACGATATGTGGAACAGGAAGTTTCCAATGCTTGTTGGTTCGCGGGGCTTTGGTAAATCATTTATATTATCTTTATATTGTATGCTACGAGCTTTCTTTCTGCCAGAAAGAAAAATCGTTGTAGTTGGTGCAGCTTTTAGACAGTCTAAAGTTTTATTTGAATATGCCGAAGGCATATGGAGAAATGCCCCAATATTAAGAGATTTATGCGATCAATCCAGCGGAACCACAAGAGACGTGGACCGCTGTACTGTTCGTATTAATAGGAGTATTATTACTTTTTTGCCATTAGGTGATGGGCAAAAGATTAGAGGTCAGCGTGCGAATGACATCGTAGCAGACGAATTTGCTTCTATCCCTAGAGAAATCTTTGAAAATGTCGTGGCTGGGTTTGCTGCCGTGGCCAGTTCCCCAATTGAAAAGGTTAAAGCTAGAGCAAAAGAAAAGAAAGCTAAAGAGCTTGGAATTCAATTAGAGGTTGCAGAAGATAATGTTGAGTTCTATAGATCAAATCAAATTATATTATCTGGTACGGCTTATTATGATTTTAATCATTTTGCAGATTATTGGAAAAGATACCACGCTATTATAAAAAGCCAAGGAGACCGTGGAAAACTAGCTGAAGTTTTTAAAGGGGAAGTTCCTGAAGATTTTAATTGGAAAGATTACGGTGTCTATCGAATACCTGTAGATATGCTACCACCCGGATTTATGGATGAAGGCCAGATATCAAGATCAAGGGCTACAGTTCACGCTGGCATTTTCCAGATGGAATATGGGGCATGTTTTTCTACTGACAGCAAAGGCTTCTTCAAGCGTACATTAATTGAATCGTGCGTATGTTCTGAGAATAGACCTATTGTACTTTCTAGTGGAGAAGTTTTCTTTGAAGCTGCCACCAGAGGCAACCCAAACAAAAGATATGTTATTGGAGTTGACCCAGCGTCTGAAGTTGATAATTTTTCTATTGTGGTATTGGAAGTGAATGAAGATCACAGAAGAGTTGTTTATTGCTGGACAACAACAAGAGAGCGACACAGAGAAAGTATTAAGGCTAACTTAACTGAAGATAATGATTTCTACGGATATTGCGCTCGTAAGATTAGAAATTTAATGAAAATATTCCCAACTGTAGAAGTGGCGCTTGATCCTATGGGCGGCGGCATAGCAGTTATGGAATCTTTACACGACAAAGATAAATTGCAAGACAAAGAAGTTCCAATATGGCCAAAAATTGACCCAGAAAAACCCAAAGACACAGATGATGAGCCGGGCTTACATATTATTGAGCTTTGCAACTTCTCATCAGCACAGTGGAACGGCGAAGCCAATCATGGACTTAGAAAAGACATGGAAGATAAAGCTGTTATATTTCCATTTTTTGACGCTGCTACTCTAGGCTTATCTCTTGAGGATGATAAGAGAAGCAATAGAAAGCACGACACTTTAGAAGATTGTGTTATGGAGATTGAAGAGTTAAAAAACGAACTATCATTAATTGTTATTACTCAAACTCAAAATGGTAGAGAGCGGTGGGACACTCCAGATACCCGAAGTGGAAAAAAGAATAAACTTCGTAAAGATAGATACTCTGCACTTATTATGGCAAATTGGTCAGCTAGAAAATTAAATACTCAAAAGGAAATTATTAAATATGATGAAGAGTATTATGCAAATGTAGGTTTTGCTCAAGGTTATGTAGGGGAAAGACCCGGAAATGATTTATATAGTGGGCCTCAATGGTTCTCTGAAAATATGAAAGATATTTATAGCAGTTATTAATATAAAATGTGTATCTATTGGTAATGGGATTGCCAATACTATTACATGGAGAAATTAGAAAATGAGTGATTTATATTCAACGTGGGGTGATGATTCATCAAAAGAAAAAGCTTTAGCTCAGTCTCAAGATGCGTATACAGAGCATGGACCTATCCAAAAAGCACAAGCTTATTCTTATAGATCTTATATTGATGTTGAACCTAATCGTTCAGTTAGAACTAGTATCACAAGAAATGATTACTACAGATTTAGACCAGAAGAATCCATTCCTACTCGTCAGAAAAGAATATTGAAGATGTGTATGGACTCCTATGATAGAGTTGGCATTATTCGTAATGTTATTGATCTAATGGGTGATTTTTCATCTCAGGGCATTCAAATAGTGCATCCCAATAAGGCTATTGAAAGATTCTATAAAAAATGGTTTGAACAGGTTAAGGGTATAGAGAAGTCTGAAAGATTTCTTAATTATTTATATAGGTGCGGAAATGTTGTCGTAAAGAGAAGAACGGCAAAGATTAATTCGGCTAAAGAAGAAGAACTCAGGCGTGCTGCTGGAGCAGATATAGACATTGAAAATAAAAAATATCCCAAGAGGGAAATTCCATGGCAGTACGATTTTCTTAATCCTTTAACTGTTGATGTAATAAATTACTACAATGGAATGTTTCTTGGCGACCCCATGTATGTTCTTAATCTTTCTAAAACAACCTATGATACTTTTACTTCTTCTGATGTAACTGGAAAGCAAACATTTTCTAAATTACCACCAGACATCCAAAAGCAAATAACTGCTGGCAAAAGACAGCTCCCATTAGATCCAGAAACTATATCTGTTTTTCACTATAAAAAAGATGACTGGTTGATTTGGGCAAATCCTATGGTTTATGCCATTCTTGATGATCTTATCATGCTAGAAAAAATGAAACTTGCCGATTTAGCCGCTCTTGATGGGGCTATCTCCCAAATTAGATTATGGAGAGTCGGTAGCTTAGATCATAAAATTATTCCAAAGAAAGATGTCATTAATAAATTAAGAGATATCTTAGCCAGTAATACTGGTGGTGGAACAATGGATTTAATCTGGGGTCCAGAACTCGACTTTAAAGAAAGTCAATCGCAGGTATATAAATTTCTTGGAAGTGAAAAATATCAACCTGTTCTAACAAGTATCTACGCTGGACTTGGAATACCTCCAACATTAGCTGGTGCTGGTGGATCAGGTGGTGGATACGCCAATAATTTCGTATCGTTAAAAACGCTTGTAGAGCGACTTGAATATGGTCGTGGAATTCTTACTCAATTTTGGAATAAAGAAATTGAAATAATACAGAAGGCAATGGGTTTCAGAGTTCCAGCTCAGATAAGATTTGATAATATTATTTTATCAGAAGAGTCAGCTGAAAAACAATTACTCATTAGTCTTGCTGACAGAGGTATTCTTTCAGATCAAACAATTCTTGAAAGATTTGGTGAAATGCCGGATATAGAAAGAATTAGAATTCGCAGAGAAGAACAGTCTCGTAGAAATGATGTTGCAACACCAATGAAAGCTAGCCCATATCATAATCCAAATATCAGAGCTGATGTGGCTAAAATTCTTGTTACAAAAGATGGCTTAGACGATGAATTCTATACAGATGAATTAGATTTACCAAAAAGAGATATAGCTCCTCCGGCTCCAAAAGTTCCATTTGGTGGAGGCAACGCTAACCCAGACAGCGCAAAGCCTGTTGATGGAAATCCGCAGGGCGGCAGACCACTAAATCAAAAAGATAAAATTAAAAGAAAAACTAAAACTATTGCTGACGCCACTGCAATATTATGGGCTTACAACGCTCAAAAAGCTATAGCAGATGAAGTGACACCCATGATGTTAGATTACTATAATAAAAAGAATGTTAGATCTCTAACCAAGGCAGAGTTTGATCAATTAGAATATTTAAAATTGTGCATACTAACAAATATTCAACCTTTTATTGAATTAACTCCAGAAATAATCAAAGATCTAATTGAAAAAAATGGCAAGCCTTCCGCCGAGTTTATTAATGAAATTAACACTGAAGTAGATAACTTTGTGTATGCTAATAAGAGAAGACCTACAATAGATGAGATGAAGTATATTTATGCTTCAATTTTTACAAATTTAATTGAAGTTGAAGTTTAATGTGTATACTTTTATGAGGTAATAAAACATTATGCAAATATTTAAGTCAGAAATAAAAGATGGATTAGGAGATAAAATACAGAACAATTCAATAGCGTTTTGTTCTGAAGCTACTCCGTATATTCCAACCGAGATCGATATTAACAACTGCAAGTCTATAAAAGCTATAGCAGAGAATAAAGATCAAATGGATCTATACTACATTAAGTCTATCCTTGCTAGGGTGGGCTGGAATAAGAATGACGATGTATTTGATCCTGTAGAAACTTGGAAGGCAAAATCAACACCCGAAGATAAACAATTTAATTATATGCACGATGAGACAGATATCATTGGACATATTACAAGTTGCTACGCTTCAGATGCAGACGGCAATATATTGCCTGATTTTAATGATATGTCCCAAGTGCCATCTATGTTTGATATTGTTACTGGATCAGTATTATATACAAGTTGGTCATCCCCAGAATTAAAAAATCGCATGAGGTCAATTATAGCCGATATTCAAAATGGTGAAACTTGGCATGTCTCAATGGAGTGTTTATTTCCACAGTTTGACTATGCTTTAATAGATTCTTCCGGGTCTACAAAGGTAGTTAGAAGAGAAGAAGCTTCTGCTTTTTTAACTAAGCATTTAAGAGCTTATGGAGGCACAGGCGAATATAATGGGTATAAAGTAGGTAGACTTTTACGTAGTTTTTCATTCTCTGGTGTTGGACTAGTTAAGAAACCTGCAAATCCACGTAGTGTTATTTTAAATTACCAGAAATCTATTAATTTTAATATATCGAAAGCTGAGGAGATTATTATGCAAGATGATTTAGAAGTTCTAAAAGCTGAACTTGCAGAAGCAAAAGAAGCTACTGATAAGATGAAAGAAGAAGCTGGGAAAATGAAAGAAGAAGCTGAAAAAGCCAAGAAAGCCAAGTCTGAAGTTGAAGCCGCTGTTGCTGATCTTCAAGCTCAACTTTCAGAAGCTCAAGAAGCCCTTGCTGCTGAAAAATCAGAAAAGCAAAAGATGTTCGAAGAAATGATCAAGATGAAAAAAGAAAAGCAAATGTCAAAGCGCAAGGCTGAATTATCTGAAGCTGGTTTAGACGAATCTGAAGTTGAAGAAACCTCAGCTCAGTTTGAATCATTGGCTGATGAAGTCTTTGAAAGCGTTGTTGCTGTATTGAAGAAGGCTAAAATGGCTCTTAAGCCTAAGCAAACTCCTACAGAAATGAAGGAAGGCGAGCCAGCTGGTCCTGAAGGCGACAAAGTTAAGAAAAAGCCAGCTTATGCAGCTGAAGAAGTTGATCCAAATGAAGCAGAAGCAGAAGTCTTGGACACTGCCGTTGCAACACAAAATCAAGTTCCAATGGTAGACTCAGCTGAAGAAGAATCAATTAGATCTTTCGCAAGTGACTGGTTCGGTTCCAAAGTTTTAAAATCAACTGCTAATATTAAGTAATTAAAAGGAGCTTATAGAAATGGCTTTAAAATCAGATCGTTATGAATTTCAAACAGATGTTAGTTTCTTCATGAATGAAGTTGCTGAAAGAGGCGGCGTTGTTGTTTTACCTTCAACCAGTACTCCTTCCGGTGCAGCTATGGATTCATCCGTTAACGTGGTATCATATGCAGCTAACCCTTCAGGTTTGGCTCCTATTGGCGTTCTTTTAAATGACATGGTTAATCTTGACCTCACTCGTCAGCACATTAACTGGCACAAAGATGAGATCCAAAAGGGTGGTAAAGTCACCATTCTTCGTAAGGGCTATATTGTTACCAACAAAATTCATCCTAGTGGTACTGTTGTTGCTGGTAGCAAGGCTTATGTCGCAGACAGTGGTCAGTTCTCTCTTTTGGCAAGAGCCACATTCTTGGATTCAGGCACAACGGCTATTGGTCGTTTCTTGACTGCCAAAGATACTGACGGTTATGCAAAAATTGAAATTAACCTTCCCTAATTAAAGAAAGAAATAGGAGAATATCGAATGTTAACAAGACCAAGTGATGAGTTTATTCAGTTATTAACACGCTCAGGAAATTCAGACAAATCTGTCGCCCTTGAAGCACAGAGAGAAATTGCGAAAGCTCTTGAACTTCCTTTACGTAAAGGTATTATGTTTGGTGACGTTGTTACGGGCATTTATGAGAAGATGGTTATCGAGCCGGGTTCACAGCCTGAGTTCCCTCTTGACCTTCTTGCTCCCGGAACAGAGCGTGACTACACAGCCTATACCAATCCGGGCCATGGTCGTATTCCTGAGAAGCACGTTGAAGGCGATTACGTCATGGTTAACACCTACGGCATCACCAACAGCATTGACTTCCTTCTTCGTTATGCCAGAGAAGCTCGCTGGGACATCGTAGCCCGTGCTATGCAAGTTCTTGAAGCTGGTTTCGTTAAGAAGATTAACGACGATGGCTGGCACACGATTCTTGCCGCTGCTGTTGACCGCAACATTCTCGTCTATGATGCAGATGCTGCTGCTGGTCAGTTCACCAAGAGATTAATTTCTCTTTGTAAGACTGTTATGCGTAGAAATGGTGGTGGTAACACCGTTACAGCTACAGGACGTTTGACAGATCTTTATCTTTCACCTGAAGCTTTGGAAGATATTCGTAACTGGGGTATTGATCAACTCGACGAAGTTTCTCGTAGAGAAGTTTATCAATCCGCAAGCGATGGCGCTCCAATGACAAGAATTTTCGGTGTTAATTTAACCGATCTTTTCGAATTGGGCGACAGTCAAGAATATCAAACCTTCTTCACTAGCGACCTCGCAGGTTCACTTGGACCATCTAGCGATGTTGAATTAGTTGTTGGCTTGGATCTCAATGCTAGAGATAGCTTTGTTATGCCAGTCAAGAGAGAAGTTGAAATCTTCGAAGATGAAGGTCTCCACCGTAATCAACGTCAAGGTTACTACGGCTGGGCCGAAATTGGTTTTGGCGTTCTCGACAATCGTCGTGTTCTTGCCGCCAGCTTCTGATTAGCAGTTAAAAATAGTTTTAAAATAGGGTGGGCTTTTTAGCCCGCCCTTTTTTTATTTTGTGTACTATAATATAGCAATTACTATTTTTATTGGAGGAAAATAATGGGCGCATTAACAAATTATGCAGAGTCAGGATTATTAAATTATATTTTTAGAGGTGGTACGTTCGCAAAACCGAGTGAACTTTTTGTTGGTCTACTTGGAGCATTTGACCCAGAAGAAATGGAAAAGGGTAATCTTACTAGTGAAATAACTGGTGGTGGCTACCAAAGACAGTCATATCCATGCAGTGAGTTATTATGGAAAGAGCCTTACTCAACAGGTACTGCTATGATGATACACAACTTATCTGGGATATTATTTCCTGTTGCGACATCAACATTAGGTTTGGTATCGGGAGTGTTCTTGGTCAATGGACCCAATGTATTGTTTTATGGAGCCTTGTCAACAGTTAAAAATATTAGAGTTGATGATCAGTTTACTTTTGCTAGCGGAGCATTGAAGATTACTTTTGACTGATAGACCATTTAAGGAACTATAATGCCAATAACTCAGAGAAATACATTAGTACTTAGCAATGTTGTATTTACCACAGGAAATTATATAAATCCAAAATGGATTGTATCTTTAGCTCCATCTAAGGTTGGTAATACTACAGCCCAGTGGAATGCAAATCAATTGCAGGGCTATCAAATATGTACAGCTTCTCCAGTTAGTGGCAATGTATTAACTTGGAATGGGCTTAGTTGGTGTCCAACGGGTATTCCCAGCGGATCGCCCATTTGGAACGCTGGAAGTATTTATGGATTACCAATCTATACAGGAGGCATATCTTCTGGAAATGTATTGAGTTGGACAAGTTCTGGGTGGTTTCCAAATAGAGATATTTCTACTTCTGGATCTATTACTGTTGCTAGTGGAATTAGAATACCTAGTGGCATTCCACCAGTAGTAGATAATCTTTTATATGCTAGTGGCTCAAGTTTATTTTGGAATGGTAGCGGAATAGCGGCTGGAACTGGCTCTGCTGGAAGTACGGGCGCTACGGGTTTAGCTGGTGGAACTGGTGCTACAGGTTCAACTGGAGCTACAGGTTTAACTGGTGGAACTGGCGCTACGGGTTCAACTGGGGCTACAGGTTTAACTGGTGGAACTGGTGCTACTGGAAGCACAGGGGCTACAGGTTTAACTGGTGGAACTGGAGC